TCGAATTTAAAAATGCTCGCACAAGGCAAATTCTGCGCTGCTGCGAACCCGTATGCCAGAAACTCAAAAGGACCCATTTTTTAGGTCCTTACTGCCTTAAGCTGGCCTGTTTTGATGCCGCCTTAATGCTCTTACTATCTTTTTCGGACTGCGCTCTATTGCTTTGACTATCTGATCATCTGTCAAGTTGGCGCCATTCACTACATAAGAAATTTGTGGAGCAGCTGAAGCGCCTTGGTCTCTTGTTAAATCGATAACCTTTTCCCGGGGGTGAAGCATGGCCAACTTACCTCCCTTACCGTCCATACCGCCTATACGCGCCCCTGAGCCTGTGTAACCACCGCCGTCATACGATGCTACTGCTGAGGCAGCTGCAAGCCCTTGTATCGCGTAAGCCATAGGTTGCGTTACCGCTAAAGCGGCCTCCATTGCTCCTGGCGCCATACCAGGCCCAACTATTGGAATTGCTGCCGTACTTTGGAAAGCATTTAAACCTGCCATTAGTGATGCTGCCTGCGCGTTAGCTGCTATCCCTGATGCGCCAGCTACGGCTGTACTTTTACCCACGGTCATTTGAACAATCTTGTAGGCCAGCCACTGAGCTGCCATTTGCCCTAATGCGTTCACAACCCCTCTAGCCATTCCTTGCATAACGCCTTTAAAGGCATCACCAAGACTTTGACTATCAAATACAACTGACTCAATAGCGCTCCCCATTCGATTAGAAAAGCTCTCTACTGTGAATGCTGCTAACTGGTCAAAGTTAACTAAAGCCCCTTGCGTTGCTTCCAGCCACTGCTCCCAAAACGACTGACTAGTTTCGGTTAAGTTTTCGTAAGCAGTAAACCCGCGTTCCTCGAAGTTATCCCAGAACATGCCGGCATTTTCTGCCATTGTTTCGTCAAAAGTGAAAGCACTTGCGTTTATTTCGTCAATGAGTGAAAGGCTGTTTAAGAACGAACTTTCTACCTCTTTGGTAGCCGCTTCTACTTCTTTTGTTACTTCTTTTAGGGGGGTTATATCGATATTCGTAACAGCGCCTTCAAGGTTGAACATATCATCCATACCTTCAAAGATATTGTTAGTCGATCCAAAGTCAGGGTTATCCAGCTCGCTAAGCTGATCGACTATCTGATTAATATCAGCGTATAGCGCTTTTGCCTTACCTTTAAAACTTGCTGATTGCTGGTCAAATTCGTCTTGCGAGAAACCCGATACGAACACAGCAAACGGGTTGTATTGGGCAAGCGTCGTTGATGCGGCAGCTAATTCAAACATCCCAGCGGCCATGCCTTTGAAAGCTTTTTCGCCACGAAGTAAGTGTTCATTAAAACCGCCTTCTAACACTTCTAACAAATCCGCTAAGGGCTCTGCGAAGTTAGCAGCTATCTTGTTACCAATACTTGTAGCGGTAACCTCAATGCGCTTGAACTCATTGGCAAGTTCAGCCATTTTTTCAACCTCTGCTTGGCTCATAGCCAAGTTAAGGTTGTTGAACTGATCAGAATATTCTTTTATAGCGGCGCCGTTATCCTTAAGCGCTGGAAGTAACAACGTTGCATCGTTGGCTATGGCTTCCATATAGAACACTTGTTCTTTGGCTGATACGTTCGCATCATCCATTGCCTTTTTCACGGCTATTAGAACATCAGTGCTAGATAAATCTTTAAGAGCGTCTGCGGTCAATCCAACCTGTGGAGCCACTTGTTCAAAAAAGTCTTTAAACGGGCCTGCACCGGTAGCGATAAAATCACCAAGCTTGTCTTGAACATCTTTTGAAATGTCAGCGAACTTTTCTTGTTCGATATTAAACATTTCAAACGCATAGCTTAACGATTGAAATTCTTCTACGTTCAATCCAGCAAGCCGCGCTTGGGCTTCTAATTCCTTGGCGTTTTTAGCGGATGACACCATAAACGCACCAAAAGCCGCCGTTACTCCCGCAACTGCAGCTGCGGTACCTGCGGCGTGTTTTGTTACTGTGCCTAGTTTTGAGTTTATCGAAGAAAAGGCTTGCGCTGTTTTATCCTGCGCTGATATTACAAATTCATATTTCGACATAATGTATTTACTGTTCCGGTTAACACTGTCTAAGTATACAGTCCTTACTTTTGGGAATATAGCGCTGATTCATTTTTGTACAGCCAGTAACATGAATTTTAAAAACTTTCTTAAGTGATTGGTCATTTGTTTGGTCACAGTTGCGCTGAAAGCCAGCCATAGCGCGCTTTGTGGTTGGTCATTTGATTGGTCACCAGTCGAATACGACTTAAAAGCAGTCGAAATTAACTAATTAGATAACTAAAGTTAACTAATTGGTGTGAGTAAAATCGAAAGAAGTGCAATTTGGGTATGGTTTGGGGTGTGGTTCTGCCTTTCTGCAAAGCCTTTTAAGCTGGGCTGTTTGGTGTGATCTGGGGTGTGGTTTTGGTTACTGCCTGGCTAGATAGATAATCCTGATTCAAGGACTGTTTATTGCTGATTTTGCGATTTGTGGGTGGTTGCGCGTATTCTTCTGTTTTATCCGTTGGCGGTATATGGACGGGCTTATCAAAAGAGGGGGTCGAGAAACACGCCCCCCTTGCAAGAATAATAATAACACTCTAATCAATTGCTGATGATTGAATCCAATCGTTGCAAGCGTCTTGTATTCTGTCTAACAAAGCATGAACCACCAATTCATGTTTCCCTAAATCAATTTGACCCTCAAAAATATATTGCTGACATGTCAAACTGAGCTCTTTGATCTGCTCCATGTTATCCGCTAACGCTTTATCTGTATGTGACATTATTTCTTCCTCTAGTTAAATAAACTTTCTTTTCTAATGGCTAGGTCGATATTACCGCCTAGTTCTCTCTCAACCTGTGCCAGCGCCTTTCTCGCTTCGCCTAATGATTCAAGGCCTGTCTTAAGGATTCGGTATGGCACCTTGTTCTCTATGACTGAAAAAATTGTTTCTTCATTTTCCAAAACTATTCTCCGTTGTTAGCTAAGTAACGTTGTTGTATATTGGTACGTACCAACTAAACATAACAAAGTGGTACGTACCAATGCAAGATAAAAACAAAAAAAGTTTTGAACGCTTAGGTTCAACAAGAAAGCAAATTCGTTTTGAAGATGATCTTCTATCCAAGATTGATGAAGACAGAGTCAAAACTAACCAGGCTTTCTCTGAGTGGGTAAAAGATGCTTGCGAACTAAAGCTTCAGCACAAACCCACCAGCTAGTTGCATGTAAGTTATTTTTAGTTGCGCCGAACTTTTGAAAAAAGTCGGCCAGCTATTACTAGGAAACTCTTACAAAGAAACTATTACAAAGAAACTGTTCTATAGGACATTTTGACCAGCGCCATAGAACATTTTGACCAGCGCCATAGAACATTTTGACCAACACCAAAGGACATTTTGACCAGTGGTTGATTGCTCGGCGTTTTGTCTATGCTGCAAAGCTTATTAGGTTTTCTTTGCGGACTTCCTGCTTTTCATCCATGTAAGAGGTGAAAAAGTCATGTAAGCTGCATCTATGCGTTCTTACTACTAATAACTCTTCCGAACAATCGTAATCAATAACCCCTTTTAATTTCAGCTTATCCAGCACCCTGATTGCGGTTTTTCGCTGCAGACCGGACCAGCTTGCAAAATGCGACTTGCTAGCGAAGAACAGTTCTTCCTGACCTCTCGCCACCTCGGCCCAACACAAGCGCCCCAACAGGTAAGAGGATTTGTAGCACTTCAGATCTACAATCGAACCTATATGTAAAAGCTGAATACTTGGCACCTCTTTGTATTCAGGTTCTTCTTGATTAAACTCGCCAAAGTCATTCGCTATATCAGAATTTTGCAAGATCCCTTTATAAATAGACAATAAGGCTTTTGAACTTTTGGTTTGATTATCTGAAAACCTGTAAGCCCCATACTTACCATTATTTAACCGGGTTCTTTTTCTGCTTAGATACTTCAGCTCGTCCGTGAGTCTGTCGAAGTGGCGTAATATAGTTTTAGCGTCTACTTTAAACATCTCTGCGTAGTCTTCAGCTTTTCGCCATGGTTGCTCACCTTTGGCTAACCAATAGAATAGATCGCCTACAATAGCGGCATCTAAGAGGCCATTTAACTCGATTACCTGGTTACACAGAAAAATTTTCTCCGGGCAGACCGTGGACATTTTATCTTTAGGCACAATACCCCCTATTTTTACCCCGTAACGGGTAAATAATTACCCTAAAACAGGTAACCCCGAAGGGTTACGCTGCTTTTTCATCTGGGTTGTGCCAGGCTTCGAAATTGACTTTAGGAAGGCCGCGATTCGACCGGTAAGCATTCAAAAGCCTTTGGGCCTTAACCCTGTCCTTATCACTGGCTAGCCAATATCGGCTAAATGGCTTTTGGTTAAAGTAAGCCACCGTGTTAAAGTCAGGCTGAGAAACAAAGCTAATTCCTTTCTCATGCTTAAGAGAACTTATCGTGGTGTGTAAACACGACTCTCGATAGCTAGTAAATGCCTCGGGCTGTGTTATTCCTTGTGGTCCTTTGTTAAGCAAAGCATTTAACGCTAATTCAATCTTGTAAGGTGGCCTCATTTCAGTAGACTGAGAATTAACTGTTCTTGTGTTGATGATGTTGCTGCTGCCTTTCGGGGCAGCTTTTTTTTGGCTGTTCATAAATTCTCCTAAGCATCAAGTTTTCGTTTTGGTTTTAGGTCTTTCATAACCTCGGCCATGTTAATTCTCAGAAGACGCTTCAAATCATTTTCATCAGCGCTTAGTGCGTAGAGAACTATAGTTCCAAAAAAATCGTTTAAATCGATTGTTTCACCATTCCTATGTTGCTTGGCAAAACGGCTAATTTTTCTTTGCGCTTCAAAACGCATAATTGGTTTAGGTGGAAGTTTTTTCATTTACCCTCCCACGCGTAGCTTTTCAGCCCACTCTTTGATTTCGTCCTCTCGATAGCGAACAACATGCCCCATTTTATAATGTGGTGGCGCAGGGTTCCCCAATAACACACCTTCACTTCTCGACCGTCTTAAGTTGTTTTCGTTGATAGCAAGATAGCGCGCTACTTCTTTGCTAGTAATGAAAGGGCTTCGTTTGATTTCCATAAATACCTCACTTGATACATGAAAATTTAAGGAAGAAAAGAAAACTGAAAGTGTGAATAGCGCACTTGGGTTTACGGCAAGCATCTGTGCTTGGTGGGCGCTTCTTTGTGTTGATGATACTCATTCACGCCCCCTAAGCTGCTACGGCTTCTAGAAGGCGCTTCGCTTGCACTTCACGCTCTATGAGTAATTTATCTACCAATTCGGAAATTTGATCGTTATTAAAGCCGACTGCTCGAGCGGCAATCATTGCTTGGACCTCTGATTCGATGAAGCCAGAAGAACGAGAACCTAAGCTTAAAGGGGGGATGAAACGGCGCTCTTTGATTTCATGCCATAAGGTTGAGCGTCCTTTCCCGACCATTTGGGCAGCTTCATCAAAGCGGATAATTTTATAGTTTGGAGTTGTCATAAATCACCTGTCTTAGTTTGTCTCAATTGACTAAGGTGATTCTCTTTATATTTAATCGCTTATTTTAGCCAAAGAAATACATTTTATTTTTACTAATAAAAATCTGACGATTTATTTTGTGGGTAAAACCACATTTCCTGAAGTCAACTTCTTAATAAATGGACTCACTGTGGCGTCAAACTCAACTTCGCCCCTCTCTCCGTTTGGATACAGTGCGACGATCAAGACACTTTTTTTGATTTTGATTCCTTCATATTTCTGCCAAAGTTTTAGGTCCAATGTTTGGAGAACCTTATACGTCAAAATTTTCCTACTGTCAGATGCCCATACTCTACTTTTGTCTGGCTCTATTGCACAGAGTTGTTTCCTCATGCTTTTCAGCATCACTTCGATACCACTTATTATTTCTCGGTCTGTAAAGCTTGCCAAATCAATAACCACGGGAACCTGATGAGAACTATAAACATCAGCGTCTCTCAACAGATATGCTACTGGCAGTAGAAACCTCTTAACATCAAGAAGGTCTAGATTAAAATCACCAACATGTTCACTCGGGCCGCACGTTTCCACAAGTTTACCGTGAAGGTGCCTTAATTCGCCCGCCCCCATCATGCGCACACCATTGTTGTGGTAGAAAGATAATTGGCTATCGATTAGGGCATCCTCTGAACTAAAACACTCAAAGTTTTCACCATTGTCCGGCGAAAGCTTCGATAACATAGGTAGGCCTGACAAAATTGAATTGTACGCATGCCACTCGAAAGCATTATGCTCTTTGATTGATTTGTATACACCTTTATTTCTTTGAAAATACCCTATTGCAGAATCGATCGAAGTTCGCAGTTGTATTTCTTTGTATAATTCTTCAAACGAAAAATCGTCGAACACCGAATAACTATCATGACTAAACCATGCTGGCATGTCTTCTAGCTTTTTTATAAATTGATTCTTCATGTACTCGCCCCGATTTTGTGTGACCACCATTCCATCATTGAGCGACGGCGGTCTAGATATTGAGCGCGGTTGTATGCCGCCCGTACTTCGTTTTCGTCTTTGTGTGCTAACGCTGCTTCAATAACGTCATGATCAAAGCCTTCTTCATTTAAGGTTGTACTTGCAAGCGCCCTCATTCCATGGGCCACTAAACGTCCCCGAAACCCCATATCACGTAGCGCTTTATTGGCTGACTGCTTATTAGCAGGCTTTTTAGGGTCAATATGGGAAGGAAAAATATACTCTCTATGAAAACTCAGCGGTTTCATTAGTTCGAGTATTTCTAAAACTTGGGGAGTTAGCGGTACCAGGTGCGGCCTATCCATTTTCATACGCTCGGCGGGTATGGCCCAAATAGACTGAGAAAAATCTATCTCAGACCATTTCGCCTCAGCTGCTTCACCTGGGCGCACCATCGTATGTAACTGAAACTCAATTAAGCAGCGGGTAGTTATTTTCGCAGAAGAATACTTTAAGGCTTTAACAAGCTCAGGAAGTTCTTCGGGTTGTAGGGTGGGCTGATGTTTAACTTTTGTTGAGGGTATTAGTTCTTTAATCCCTATAAGCGGGTTGTGGTGGATAATGCCGGCATTTACAGCGTAGGTCATTACACTATTCATTCGCCTAGCAACCTTTCGTGCTATTTCGTGGCTATTGCGGCCCACTATAGCGTTGATTACTTCTATAGCTTTTGGCGCTGAAAGTTGTTCGATAGGAACTTTACCAACAAGCGGAAAAACGTCATTGGTAAAAGAGCGTTTAATATTCTTAAGTGTTCCCTCTGAAACTTTGCTGGCGTGAATATCGAACCACTGCTTAGCAACACTCTCGAAGGTTTGGGATGCTGATAGCAAAGCCTTTTCTTTCGCTTGGTCTTTGTGTTCTTTAGGGTCAATATCTTTTGCAAGAAGTTTTCTAAATGCTTCGCGTTCTTCTCGGGCATCAGCAAGTGAAACATCAGGATAACTGCCTATACCGATGTTACTGCGCTTTTTGGTGTGAGGTTTGGAATAGTTGAATATCCAAAGCTTAGAACCGTTTGGTTTGATGCGTAAAGCAAGGCCTTTTCCGTCTGATAGGTTGTATTCCGCATCTTTAGGTTTTGCTTGTTTTACTTGGGTTGCGCTTAAGGCGGTTACGTTCCTAGGCATATTTTTGTAACACCGTTTTTGTAACATTTCGTTGTTGTTACGTTTAGTGTTACTAAAATTCGTAGACTTAACAAGTCGAATTAAGACATGTACAGACGCAAAATATAGTTAAATCATTGAATTAACTGTCTTAATTGGTCTCTTAGAACTTATTGAAATATAGAAATGGTGCCCGGGGCCGGACTTGAACCGGCACGCTGTTACCAGCGAGGGATTTTAAATCCCTTGTGTCTACCAATTTCACCACCCGGGCATCGGGTTGCTTTTCAGCAAAGGTGTCAGGCGTAGAA